TTTTTGGGGCATAGGCGATTAGTTAGAAAAATAAGAAATTTTTTAAGGAGAGAAAATGCAAAAAATCAATAAAGGCTATAGAGAAATTAGGGACGAAAGAATTTACAAAATTAGTTTAGCGTTATTTTTAATATTTACTTTTTTATCTATCAGCATATTAGCAATATTAAAAATATCGCAGTCTCTCAAACTAACATGAAAAATAGTGATATTAATTTTTTTATTTCAATGAATGTTTTTGTTGACATCACAAAATTAGCAAAAAGCTTATTTTCACAAAATACGCTTGGTTTTGCGAATAAACGCAGAATAAAAATAATGGATTATAACTGGTTTTTAGTTAGCTGTCACTTAAAAATAGCACTAGAAAAAGAAAAACAAGTAATAATAGCTACAGATATAGGCTGTATTTGGGGAACAGAATTAAAATATTCGGAATTAAAAAAATCTGCAATTATTAAAAAAATAATAGAAAGCGAAATAAAATGCCAAGAACAAAACTAACTCTAGGAAAATTGTTACTGCTGAAAAATCAATTCGAGACACAAAAAAAACTCGCTGAAAAAATTGGACTAAATACACATGGTATTTCGACAAGGCTGAAAAACCAAAACCTGAGGTTTTTGAAACTTGGAGGAAAAACATACTACGAGTACAGGGAATAATGAAAATAATTATTCGTCTAAACAAAAATGAGAATTTGTATCTCGGAAAAACTAGAAAAAGAGAGAAGTTTATTCTTTTTCCAAGAATATTTTTTCACAAGCAAAAATTAGTATTTGTTTTTTTGGAACGACTTTTAATCTCTGAAAAATGTGTCTTTAGAAGTGGTATTGCGGGTTTTAAATATGTTTGGGAAATAGAAGACATACAAATTAAATAAAAGGAAATTAACATGCTGGACCTTGAAAATGAAGAATATCTTCAAAAAATTAAAATACAGATCATAATTGAAATAAATAGAATTAATCTTGAATTAAAATATGGTTTATTAAGACTGTACATAGAAACCAGAAAAGGACTAAAGCTAGGCAAAAGTCCTTCTGGTGTTAAAAATTGGGTAACTTCCAACACAGAAATAATAATATAATTAAAATAATAAATCAAGACTTTTTTATGATAATTGTGATGATTTTACTTGTTTTTTAGTTTTACTATAGTTTTACATTTAAGTTAAATATACAGATAGTTTATTGTTGTTATCTGATAACACCGTTCAATAAATACACTCAAAATAGACCTTAGGAATGCTTAGGACATTCATGATAAGCTAGCGATACAAGCCAATCATTGACGCCAGGAATTAGCTTTGTTATCATTAAATTTTATGGCCTTGGTTTTACGATTTTTTTACGAAAGTATTTTTTAAACGAAAGGAACAAAAATGGCTACGATACAATGGGTAAATAAAAAACTAAAAGACGGCAAAAAGGAAAGATATGCATACATTGTCGAGAATTACACAGTGATAAAGAACGGGGTTAAAATCAGGAAACGAAAAATTTTGAAAAATTTGAGAGCCGTAAATTCCAAACAAGCTCAATTAGAGTTAGCAAGATACTTAGATTCCCCTAGCCAAAATGATCGGAAGATTACATTTGAAGAGGCAAAGAGCCTATATAGTAAAAAACTTGAGCAAAAAATTAACATAGAAATTGAGCAGAGAACTTTTATTATAAACATGAATACTTCAAAGCACCTTAGTTTTTTCAACACACAAATCGTCAATGACATCAATTATCGACTCATAGAAAGCTTTAAAAACTTTCTGCTACAATACAAATTTAGTAATACATACAACAATATGATTTTAGCTGAATTGAAAAAAATATTAACATTTTGTGTAAAAAATGATTATTTGCAAAATTTACCAATTATCGAAAGATTTAGAGTTAAAATGAAAAGGAAGCCCGAGCGATTAGAAGAGAAAGAATTAGAATTATTACAAAAAATACCGAACAAAAAGATAGCATCCTGTATTCAATTTATGCTGATGACAGGGATGCGCCCAAAGGAAGCAAGAAATCTGAAATGGCAAGACATTGATTTTGAAAAAAAAACTCTCAATATAATTTCACAAAATAAAAATAAACCAGGAAGAATAATACCTATTTATCCGAAACTAGAAACTTTTCTTCTTGAGCTAAAAGAGCTGTACTTTACAGACACTATCTTTGTTTTGCCATACCGGATCAGTCAATCTTTCAACCGTGCCATGCGGTTAGAAGCAAAAAAAATCGGCGTAAAATTAAATCCATACGCACTAAGAAAGACGTTTGGATCGATTATGGCTGAGAAAAATGTTGATCGGGGTAAATTAGCTTTGATAATGGGCAATAGTATCAAAATTGGTGAGGATCATTATATCAACGTTCAACACAAATATTTAGAAAATGACATGAAGCAAATCGAAACAATCTTCTAAAAATATTACATACTTATTTTTTTTCTTTAATTAAAAATGTTTAGAAAAGATTTTTCTAGGGAATAACCTCTTTTGAGAAAGGAGGTTATTCTCATTGTTTTGGATTAGGAATGATTTTCTAAAAAAATAGATTTTATTACCAATTAATTGACTTAATTTTTATTATTTTATACCTTAATAAAGTACGCTTCGGAAAGAATATTAAGCTTTGAAAGTCAACTGGTAATCAAAGAAAGGTTAATAAAAATGATTGAAGAAAATACAATAAAATTAAGTATTCCTGAAAATAGACAAATTTTAAGCATGCTACACGAAATAAATAAAAAAATAGATAAATTAGAAAAGAGGACCTCTACGCCATTCGAGATTTTGCCAGAAGTTTGCAGTGGTAGTCAAATTCGAAAAGCGTTAAAAATAGGACATGAGAGATTTAGACAGTTATTAATCAAAGGACTTGAAGATATAGCCGGAAGCATTACCCATCCACGTTATCGAAAATCGCAATTAATTGAAATACTTGAAAAAAACAAACATGTTTTTTCTTAAGAAAGGAGTGATTTTATTTATGTATTTATTAAATTTTTTTAAAAATATTTTCAAAAGAAAGCCAAAATTGATTGAGATTAAACAAGGTATATTTCAGGTGCAAAGATGAAATCAAGAATATTAAGAAATACTTGTTTTCATAAACAATTTCAAAATATTAGCTACGCTGCCGAAGTTTTTTATCTGCGACTGATGAATTATTGCGACGATAATGGCAATGTGCGTGGAAGACTGCACGGGCTGAAGGATATGGCATTTCCTGAAATTAAATTTGACGCAAATAAAAATAACTTAGTCCAGATTAATGATATTGAAAAAATGCTTCTTGAATTAATTGAGGCCGGACTATTAATTCCTTATGAGAAAGATTCAGTTGAATATTTACATTTCTATGACTTTCATTCTTTTCAACATATTAGACTAGATCGTGTGCAAAAATCGCCAATTCCTTTGTTTTTGAATCAGTGTCCCGGAAAGGCACCAGATTATGAAAAGTACTTCAAAAAGTTATAAAATTCGGGATTGGGATAATTTGTACGAAAATTCTGAAACAAAAAAATATCAGAACCTAAAATGGCTGCCATTGTCTAATAATCACGATAATTTAATTTTTAGAAAAATTATAATGCTAGAAAATGCTGCTGAAATATTTACAGCATGGATTCTATTACTACAGCTTGCATCAAAAATGCCAAAACGGGGCATTCTTGAAACAGATCAAGGGCCACTCACAGCGAAAGACTGTCAACTACTAACAAATTTTCCCGAACGATCATTCGAAAAAGCTTTTAATCTTCTATCAAGTCGAGAATTTCAGTTAATCGAAAAACCTGATGTTATTTCCGAAGAAATTCGGAGAGATTCGGAGGATATGCAAGATAATTCGGAGAAATCCGGTAGTATTAGAATAGAAAAGAATAGAATAGAACTGAATAATATTTATTTTGACATTAAAAAAATCTGGAATGGTTTTGCTGAAACTAATAATTTAGCAACAATTCATAATCTTACGAAATTCAGGAGAAAAAATATAGATAAAATAACAGGGTTACCTAATTTTAATTTTGGAAACATTTTAAATGAAATAGAAAATTCGGATTTTTTGTTGGGACGAAAAAATCACTGGCGAGTTAACTTTGATTTTATTTTTTCAACAAAAAATGACTGCAAAAATTATTTTGCGATTTTGGAGGGTAATTATAGAAATCGAGATAATTCTTTACCCTCGGACTGGCAAGATAAATTAATGGAGGCAATTGAAAAGGATTTGAAATGAAAGATATAAAATCAGCATTAAATAGTTTATTTATTACGTTCAATAAAGATTTTAAGGACCAGAATATCTGTATGCAATATGCAGAATACCTTAAAATTATGTGCGAACAAGCAAAAAAATACGGTATTGAAAAAATAATGTCTTTAATCTTAGAGGCAAGAAATAGAGAAAAGTTTTTTCCCAGTCCAGGCACTATTTTGACAAAAATTTATGATTTTGAAGAGGAAACAGCAGTAAATATTTTTATACAAAAATTTATGAAGACAAAAAACAACAATCTTGAATTTAAAAAAATTGATGATGATGTTTACACCGTCAAAAAAATTATCGGTTCACAATGGTGCGAAAATTGTCTTAAGACTGAGGAAGTGTTTCTAAGAAAAGCTGCAATTCAGGCTTATAAAGAATTGAGGGAAGGTAAAATTAAGATACAAAGCGACCCTCTTGCATCACAATATATTGAATCTAATAGCTGTAGATTTTTAAAAAAAGAGAATATTTCTAAAAATATTTTAGCAAAAATTAATTTTGGAGGTTTAATAAATGGGACAAATAAACAATTCGAAAGAATTAGCACTCAAAACAACTGAAATTGAAATGACAGAAATAGCGAAGAAAATGATTCAAGCAAAAATGCTTGATCCTGAAATAGATATGCCAAAAGCAATGATGATAATGCAAAGAGGAAAGGAAATAGGCATACCACCAGCGCAAGCACTGGCTGAGATTTATGTTGTAAAAAATAGAGCAATGCTTAAAGCAGAATTGCAATTACAAATGGCAATAGAAAGAATACCTGGCTTCAACTATGATATTTTGAAACTTGACAATAATGCTTGCACAATTCGATATAGACGAACAGACAGAGAACCATTTGAATATACTTATGATATCAATAAAGCGAAACAAACTAGAGATTGCTACACCAAAGACGGTTTAGTAAAAGATATGTGGAAAAAAAGAACAGAATTAATGTTGTTTTACAGAAATGTTACAAATGCATTAAGAATGTTTGCGCCGGATTACAAGACCTTGAATTTTGAAATAATTTTACAACAAAATGAAGGCGAGGAAGCTATTAAAGATTTAACTGAGCAAAAACTACAAAGTGCAAATCCTGACATTCAGGAAGAAAGGAGTATTGATCCCAAAAATCACGAAGAAAATATGATTATTTATTAGGAGGAAATTATGGCAGTAGTTGAAATAAAATCAGATAGAAGAGACTATGAGATCGGCTATGCTGATGAAAATGAGCATAAGTTAGAGGAAGACACAACAAATAAAAATGAAGCTCCCCTCATAACTGAATTAGATCAAAAAGAAAAGAATTATTTTAATTGTGGCAATAAAAATTACGAAGCTTTACTCGGAAAGGAATCAGATGAAGGAAACAAAGTAAATTTTAGTGTTGAACCCAATGGGGCATATCCTGAAAATACGTATCAAAGTCAAGATAAAGAATTTGAAAACGTAATCATGACGGAAAAAGGACCACTATTAATAAATTCTGTACAGTTAGAAGCTTTCAAAAAATTCCTTTTTCTTAGAGATGAATACGAAATCGCCAAAAAAAAAATGGACGATTATTTTAATCAAATAGAAGAGGTCGCAAAATTTATTCCTTTAGATATTATTTTCATAAATAAAAATTCTGGAGAATTTCTCAGAATTTCCCGAAGCCTTGGCCGTTGGGTCAAATATGTTCCATTCGTTTTACAGCATTCGAATGGAGAATGTAGCAAGGCAACAATTTCCCAGAAAGAAATTCAAGAAAAAGGTCTTCTAAAAAAATGATTAAAATAGCTCAAATTGGTGATATTCATATCACAGGCAAAAAATTTGAAAGAGCTAAATCCGCATTATTCAAAACATACAAAAAGATCAAAGAACTCGGGGGGGTTGATCTTGCAATTTTTTTAGGTGACGTTTTTACAAAATATAATGTAGGTGATAATTACAAAACAACCGGAGAACAACAAAAACTTTTTTTGGATTTTATTCTAAGTTTAAATACAAAGGTGCTGATTATTGGCGGGAATCATGACTCTATTGGTGTCGGAAAATCGTCACTAGAATATTTAAAATACAGAAAAAATATATTTATAAGTGAAAAACCCGAATTTTTGAGATTTGAAAATTTACTAATTGGAACTCTACCGTGGCTAGATAAAAAATATTTTTTTGAAAATTATGGAATTGATAAAACGATAAATGAATCTAAGGATTTATTTAATTTACAAACTCAAAAAATATTAGGGAAATTCAAATATGAATTTGAAAAGCATGACGGAACTTCTTTTCTACTAGGTCATTGCAATCTGCAAGGAACAAAATTACCAGCAAACTATCTTGTAAAAGATGAATATTTTTCATTTAATTATAATTACCTCAGAGCAACAAATTGCTCATATATTTCCTTAGGACATATTCATACTCGATCCGGGCCGTATATTGGCGCATTATATCAAAATAATTTTGGTGAAGAAAGCAATCCGCAAGGATTTGAATATATTGAAATTCAAGAAAATAACATTAACGAAAAGTATATTGAAATAGATATGCCTAAGTACATAACGATTGATATTAAAAGTGAGAACGACCTGTCAAAAATTCTTGAATATAATAAACATGATATTATCAAATTGCGTTTTCATTCTGAACTAGCTTTAGAACTGCATAAAAAACTACCTTCTCATAAAGAATATTTCATAGAAAATTGTGTACAGCAAACGCCAATCATAAGATGCGAAACTGTCAAAAAAACAATGAGTCCTATTGAGCTTCTTGGTGAATACATAAAAATAAAAGGTATTCCAGCAGGATTGAATAGAAATGAAATCATAGGGGTATTAAATGATTCGAATTAAAACAACAATGAGAAATTTTGGTCCGCATAAAAATTTAGTAATAAATTACAATAAAAATATAAATTGCATTGTTGGTAACAATGGCAAAGGGAAAACATTCATACTAGAGTCAATATGCGCTTGTTTATTTGGATATTGGCCCTCTCGTGGCCCAATAACAAATGGCATTACAAAAAACTTCATTGGGGACTGTATGATTGAAGAAGAATTCATTGTTTCTAATATCACATACATTGCGACAAGAAAAATAAAAATAATGGCTAAAACGATTAATCAAGAGGCTCTATTATCAAAAAAAACTAATAATGTAATCGAACTTATAGCGGGACCAGACCTGAACAGCTTTAATAATAGTGTCGAAAATCTCATATGCTCAAAGGATTTGTTTTTTTCAATCTATTTTTCTTCTCAATTTTCTAAAAATGAAATTGTCGATATAACGCAAATGGAACGAAAGAAAATATTTAATAACTTACTTGGACTAGATCATCTTGGCGAAATTAGTCAAAAATTTAAAGATATTCGTCAGAAATTTGATTTAGAGATTACTAAAATAAGGAACGAAATGGCAATAATTGAGAGCGAAATATCACAAGGAATTTTGGAAATAGATTTAGTTAATTCAAGAATAGAATTTGAGAAATTACAAGAAGAGATTAAACAATTAGATAATTGTTACAAAAAAACTTTAGAAAAACATCGAGAAACTGAAAAGAATATGAGATACGCAAAAGAGCTACAGGAAAAAAAAGAAGCACTGGAAAAACTCGAGATAGACAAAGATAATCTCAAAAAATACTTAATCGAATCAATACAGAAAATACCAAATCCTGGAATAAAAAATACAGCACTAAGAGCATTCAGAGATAAATTATCAAAGCAAATAAAAGAACAGGAGTTAAAAATTGCCGAATTAACGAGACAGGCACATGCAATTAATAATCGTATAGTCAAATATGAAACAGTTGATAAAATTAAAAACGAAAAATCTAAGAAGCTAACTTTTTTAAAAGATCATGAATTAAAAACAGATAAAAAAATTAAAATCAATGATTATGTCTTTGAAGCATTCGGACCCAACGGCATACAAGCACTACTCATTGAAAAATCAATTCCCGAAATTCAGAATATTGCGAATAAATTGCTGTCATCTTTAAAAGATTTTAATTTCAGGATCGAGATTAAAACAATAAAAATTAATAAGGATGGCACTAATAAAGAAAGTTTAGAATTATTATGTTATAATAATAATTCTAAATTAGATATAAAACTATTTAGTGGCGGAGAGCAAAAAATATTCAAGACTGTTATACGACTTGCCCTAGCGATATACAATAGTTCCTCGCAGCAAAAACAGGTAAGTACAATTCATTTTGATGAATTATTTGAAACTCTTGATTCTGAAAACACAGAATATATTATTGATCTTTTAAAAGCGACTAAGAATTATTTTGAGAAAATTATTTTTGTAACACATAATGATAATTTAGTGTTTGACGAGTGCAATAAAATTTATGTCTAAAGAAAAAAAAGTTATAAGAAGAAAAGGACATTTAAAATGCCCGAATTGTGAGTTTACATCAAAGTCACATACATTTGATCGCAAAGGAATAATTTGCATTTGTCGGTTTTGTGGTTTTGACGGTGCGTTACATTTATTTATGGGTAAATAAATTATGCTGAGGTTCAAAAATGAAAAAGATTTTAAAAGAAAAATCAATCATAAAATTCGAGGTTCCAGGACTCGTAACACCATATACCAGAACAACGAATTTGAGTATGCATATAAACAGGCAGTGGAAACGTTACGTTATCTCAAAACTATTGATTGCATTATGCTATTTGGAAGCCTACCTCTTGAAATTTCCGTCACAATCCCTACAATCGCAAGGGGTGACGGGTCTAATTACCTCAAAGGCGTGGAGGATGCACTTAATTCAATCGCTTACAAAGATGATAAACAAATCAAAAAGGGATCGTTCTCATTCGATTAAAGTAGTTTTAAGTTCTATGGGTTAAGTTGTTTAATATCATCTGGAATTTCGTTGTCAATAGCTTTTGCAAGTTTATCTAAAAATAATAGAGCAGCATTACGAAATGGTTGCGGGACAATTTTTTTAAGAAAAATAACAATAAATTTCGCAATTTGATTCAAACTAAGTATATGAGCAACAACATAAGTCAAAAGAAGTTTTGGCCAATCCTCCGCAAAAATAGTTCCAACTGAACCAAGTATATTTTTAGTAATCTCGAAAATATCCATAATACCCTCCTAAAATTCAAATTTGAAAGATGGGGCAATCAAATAAGTCTCGCCCTTATTATTCATAAAATAATCAATATTAAAAATTAAATTTAAAATCTCAAAAAAATTAATCTCATAATCAAAATCTAATTCTAATTCATTAATCGGGTATTTGTAATTAACAATCAAAGATGCTTTTGAAAAATTACTAATTAGCGTTGTTTTATTACGAAAAGAAATAATTGATTCTAAATAAGAAGACTCATTTTGTCTTTCGATTAAGGCAATGGATATTTTGTTACTAGTTTTTTTATTTGTATAGGTATATATTCCATAACCAACCCCAACATCATAGGCAATCTTATCTAGCAACACACATTTCGCATATTCACCAAAATAAAAATAATCACTTGAATCATTGATTTCTGTTTCATTATTGAATAGTATTTTAATTTCTTCATTGGATTGTTTGGTTGTATATTTTGCTAGAAAAGAAGATTCTTCAATTTTATCCTTATAGCTTTGGAAATATTCAAAATTCCACACACTAGACGATTCCGTTTTATTTCCACCCATCAGAAAATAACGTTGCTTTTCAATTGCATTCACACTGACTGCCCCAAAAAGTATTAAAATAATGATTATTTTTTTTATCATAGAACCACAACCTTTATTTTTTTCTGGTGATTGACTAAGCTTCTCAAATAACTAAAGCAAGCTAAATCATATCTTATGATTTCAATACACCCTTTGGTTCCTCTTCTTTCTCCAACGCCATGACAATATAAATCTGTACGATCAGTTTCGAATTGCGGAATTAAATTTGCTACCCAGGCTATTGACTCTCCCTTGTAAGGTAGAGTTGATTTGTCTTCTTTAAGTTCATAACATTTATCCATTAAATACAAACCATCAGGCAATGCGCCATGTCCCCATGGCCCTGACAGAAATTCAAATGTTACATGACAATCCAGAATATGAAAAAATCCTGATTTTTCTTTATCGGTTTTATTAGTTGTTTCAACTATTATCATGAATTATCCTTTATAGATTTTACTAAAATAATTTTTATATCTTTTAAGTAGTCTTTTATTTCTTTGATATTCGTATTTAGAATATCTATTTGAATCTGTTTGTTTTGAAAATTTGAAATTATTTCTTGCTTTGGCATAATCTGATCTGAAACAGCAGACACCTTCGTGTTTAGACTGCCGTATCCAAAAACAACGCCACAGAGTACAATAAAAATACTAAAATATTTAGTAAAATCATTCATCTGATTTTTCATTTTGTATAGTTTTATTTTGCTTATTTTTGGTGCTTATTTTATTTTTTTCTTCATTCTTATTTTTCGTTTCTTCTATTTTAGTTTTGCCAGTTCTGATAATATGATTAACTTCGTTTTGATCGAAATTACCATCAAGATACTGGCCATTCATGCGAACTTTAAACTTACCCTCTTCACTTTCCTTATCTTTTATTATTGTAACTATTCCCATAATAACCTCCAATTAAAAAAGACGTCCGAAGACGCCTGATTTTTTCATGACGATTTAATTATAAAACAAATTTGTCTTATCTACAAATTTTCCGTTTCAGTATTTTCAGCAATTAATCTCTTTGCAAATATTCTTGTGGAATTTTTTAGATTTTCTTTCATTGGTATTTTATCTACATATTTTAAAATATCATCCGCAAATTCTAACGTTAAGGCTGCTGCTGTGGGCGAATATTTTCGCAATATTGCTAAGTTTGTAAGCGCAAAAACAGGCAAACCAAGTTCCTTGGGTAGAAAAAAAGAAAATGCGCTACCTGCTATTGAAAGAGATAATACGCCATAATCGACTTTTTTGTCCCTAATTTTTAGTCTATTTTGTGATATCTCTGATTCGATTTTATCAGCAACATCTCTATTTAATCTATTTGTTAAACGTATTAAATCAAAATCTTTAGGATCGCTATTTTTAAGTTTTTTAATTGTGTCATCCATAGATTTTTTGCTAAATGCCAAATCGACAACGGAAAGCATTCTTTTCTCTAATGCCTGTCCGTACTTTGACATTCTATCAATTCCGCTATCTTTGAGAAGATCAATTTGAGACTTTAGTGCAATGATGTAAGAATTTGAAGAATCAAAAACTTCTGGCCCTAACGTTTCTCCTTTTTTAAGAAGATTGTCTATTCCTGTTTTAATGTTTTCTCTATATCCACTTAGTCCTGCTGCATAAGAAACTTTTCCTAGCTTTCTGTTTAAAAATTCCTCAGTTGATAAAAGAGTGCTGTAAAGCCTGTTTGTTTTCTTGTAAATTTCCCCTGATACAGCATCTAATTTTGAATTAAGACTATTTAAAACCTCATCAAGTTGAGGAATTAAGTTTTTTTGCACTGAATCTGATGAAGTCGCAATTTTATATCTTAGAGTATTAAGATGTTGCTTTAAAATATGTGCATCTTGAAAAGTTACCTGATTTACAATGTCAATACCATGCTCTTTTGCTCTTAGATTTAAAAGATTCTCTGGTAAAGCCCCTGTTATATTTTCAGATTCCTTTATAACATCATTATCGAAGCCCTTTAAAATTCTTTTTATTTTTGCTTTTCCACTTCTTAGACCTTTAGTTTCTAATCCTAAAATGTCAGAAGCAGCATTAATTTCGTTTTCAATATCAACTGGATTCATACCATTTATACTCATAATTTCCTTGTATTGTTTTTTTAGAGTTTTTTTCATTTGTCTTATAGGATTGCTTAGACTTTTTTCTAATTTAACTTTACTTAGTTTTATGTCTTTATCAATAAGTTCGATCCCCTTCGATATTTCGTTAATCGAAACCTCATTTTTTTTAGCTAAAATATCAGTGAATTTTGCGGTTCTTTCTTTAAAATAATTCTCTGCTTTCTTACCGAACTTTGTCATGCTCTCTATTGTTTCCTGAGCTATTTTTGATTCTATGGCTGGTTTAGCTATTTTTTTCAAAATACCACCCGTTATTTTAATGCTTTTTCCAACTGCTCCTAAGGCCAAATCAACCGCAATAGAAGTTCCAGCTTCCTTAATAGCTTCTTTTTTCATTGTCCCTACCTTTATTTTACCCTCTTTGCCAAAAGATTCTATCATTCCAGCAATTGTACCAGCGCTCCCCGCTGCTATTGCTTGCGGAATGATAGATGACGGTGCTAAAAAGGCTGCTGTGATAGGAAGTACTACTTTTGCAGTCGGGCTAACTTTTTGAGCAATTTCCTGCAATGCTTCTTTAGATTTTTCTGTTTGCGGGAATTTTTTAACTGGAGAAATAGCTGCTGCTGCTATTGGCATCGCTTTTTCAGCTATAGTTGACATATCTTTAAAAAATGATTTTTCTTCTTTGGGTTTTGCCTCGGAATTAATCTCAATATAATTTTTAGGATCAAATCCTTGTTCACTTATATAAGAAGTTATATCTTCCGGTTCTGCATTTTGTTCCGTAAGAGATATGATGTTTTGCTTTAATTGTTCTTCGGTTAAATTAGCCATTTTTTTAAAATTTTAATTTGTAGGTCTTGCCTGAGGGTGCGGTGTATGAGGTATTTTGTGTCTTGCCTGACTGAGGTTCAGGGTTCGGATATTGTTTCAAAATAATTTTACCTGGATCAAAACCTCTTGCCTTTGCTAATTTCTCAAATTCGCCTGCTCTTGCCTCATAAAAAGAATTTTGTGCGGAATATAAATCCTTTGCTTTACTAATAAAATCTTGTCTTTGATTAGTTCCAAGCGTTTCACCACTTAGAAGTCTATTGTAAAGACTTCTAAGTGTTTCTGGTACGCCTCTAGCATTTTTCGCTGTTGCTTGCTCCCCTTCTCTAACCACAGAAGGCGGATCGAGCATTTTCATATATGAAAATATTATCGATAAATCTCCGGCTGCAGAAGGATCATTAGAAACGTTTAGTAAGCGTTGATAATATTGTGCAACGGTCGTGAATTCCTTGACCTGCGGTGCCTTTTCGAATTCTTGTCTTAATGATGCTTCTCCCTCTGAAAGTTTTGTTTGCTGTTCTCCGAAAGCTTTCAATTGAGCTATACCAAGGGTAGCCTGTTCTTTAGGCTCTAAGTATAATTCATTAATTTTTTTATCGCCTACTGGCTTGCCGTTAAAAACTGTTTGTGTAATTGCATATTGCTTATTAGGGTCTAATCCCTCTTTCTTTGCTTGTTCAGGATCAATTTTTTGATGTACTTCTGTAAATCCTTGCGGATTAATAGATTCCCAAATTTCTCCGCCCGGAATAACTTTATTCATATCCGGAAATGTTTTATAGATTTCTTCACTAAGCTGTTTTTTTTGTTTATTCGCTTCCTCTAAGGTTATTTGTCCGGTTCGATATTTATTTGTAATATCTTCTGACCTCGGAGAATAATTAAATTTCAAAATATTTGTTGCCTGATTTGCTAATGTTTGTTGCTGTTGTTCTTGTTCTAGTCTGCTCTGTTGTCTTTCCTGCAATGCTAATTGCTGTTCGGCTCTTTTAGATTCCTGTTGTTGAATGGCTAATCTGGCTCCTTCGGAATAAGCTCCCCTAATTCCAGTATATGCATTCATTTTTTATCCTCCCATTCCTTGAAAATAGGCTATATCTTCTATCGTACCTTTACCTATTTTACCCATGCCTTTATACAAATCTGATTTTATTTTGCCCTTCTCCCCGGCGATAGTTGCGCTCTTTAATCCTAGCTGATTAATTGTTGAGCTTTTTGCAAGCTCTGATAGTAGTAAATTCTTATATGCCTGACTTTCTATTCCTACCTGAGACTGTGCGAATTGTGAACCTAATTTTAAGCCTGGTTGTAATCTTTGAAAATATGCTTCAGTTTCTTGTCCAGTTAAATTCATGAGTGCTGGAGTATAATATTCTTTTAATGCAATATCAGAACGACCCTTTCCTGCTGCTGCAGCCTGTTGTGCAATATCTTTCATTAGTTCTGTTTTTCTGAATTCATATGTAGGGGTTTTCGTAATTGCACCAGTATCCTCTAAACCTTTCATATATAAATCTAAAACATTTTTACTAGCTTTAGTATATGGTTCAATGGCTTCTAATTCTCGCTCCCTACCCGATTCTATTATTTTTTTTCGTTCTTCTCCTGCTATTCTTTCCTCTGATTTTAGGTTATTAATTATAGCAGCCTGTTCATTAGCAGCAGATTCAAGTGCTTTTGCGGAAGCAACCGAACCCACAAAGTCTGCTGCTGCAGCTGCAATTGCTAAAGTTGATGTTATTGCTGCCATCTTAAAACCTCCTAATCATAACTATTTCATTGTAATTATAACCTTTTTTGGCTAAATAATCACAACATTGATTATTTCGCTCCAAAAACATTTGTATTTGTTTGCATTTTTTTTCCTTTGCTATCTTTTCTATTTCACTGAACATCTTAATCATCACCCTAGATTTCTTAATTTTATTTAAGTTTGGAACTGGCCGTACAAGGACCTCAACACATGCTTTATGATTAAAATTAAGAAAATTAGGAATAATTGCAATAATGAATAGTCCAATAATTTTATCATCTTCAACTACTTTTTTGAGTATGTAATTCTGATCGTTGAAATAAAATAATAATGTTTTCATAACTGAATTCTTATCATATTCATCTTTTTTAATACCGAAAAGGTCAGAATCCATATAAAATTCTCTTAATAATGATTCTATAAAATTCAATTCTTGTTTTTCGACTTCAAATATTTGCATTAATGTACTCAATCAATCTATTAATTTTCTCAATTGCTATATTAATACCATTTTGACCCTGTGTGTCATTTATACTATTCGCAAAAACGTGCTCTTGGTTGTCGGCTAAAATCCAATATGTTTTACTAGAATCTGTGACAGGGTCCTGTGCTTCCCCGCCATCTTTTATTGACTTATACAGTTTATTGTTACTACCTTTTACCCAATCACCTTTTAAATACTTGCTAGTAAAAACCCATTTTTCTTTATAAACATATAATATTTTCTCACTAAAAGTCACTATTTTTCCATCCTAATTTTTTCTTCTAATTGTGAAATAACTAATTCTGTATCATCAGGTAATACAATTTGATGTTTTCTAGTATAATATTTACCGCCTCTATTCCGAAAAATATCCACATTAATATTTGTATCGCCTCTACGACCAAGACTTATTTTTTTCCAATTTGACCATTGATTTTTATTGTTGTCTTTATGCCTATATAAAAAAAATGGGGTTTCAGTCGGATCAGAACTTTTACCTAATCCACGTTTTATCCTGGCCTTTAAACCTTCACAGAATTTTAATTCTGACTCATTGCCATGATTTATGTGACCTGTCTCAATTGAACATCCAAGAGGCTCTCCAGCATTTGTATAATAATCATTTGATATCTCATAAATTTTACCGTTATCACCACCAATGAGATACTTATTCCAATCTCGAATATACTCGGAACAGAAACCATCATAAATGTCATATTCTAACAAAGATTTATAATTGCCCAGTTCATACCAGTTGTTTGTATTTAGATCATAGGCAAGTGTTTTATTTTCAGAGGGAAAAGTCATGATATATAAATTTAGTCCTGGAGATTGCAAAATAAATGATCTCGCATCTGAGATTCGTTGAAACTCAGAAATGTATCGTTCATAGGGATCGCTCAATTTTTTTGTCGTTCCTCCAATAAGAGCCATTACATTTAAATTTTTATCAATAAAAACAGGTATATTAATTCCATGTAGATTTGCTATTGAAATACAATCTCGAGCCAAAATACCATTATCATTTATGTATGTATTTAATCTTCGCAAAAAAGGATCGCCAGGAGTTCCAGCATTGATCCAATTTTCAATTGATTTTTCTGACCACAAAATCAATTGATTGTTGACTACATGCAAAGCATCAATATTAGACACAGACATTTCTGCGTCATATTCATCAGTAGGATCTATGGTAAAAGGCAAATTGGGATTAGAAAAGCCAAAACTACTGCTATCTTCTTTATTGAAAACTAAATAGGTATAAAATTTTGCTATATGTGAACACTTTTGAGGCGCATCTACATCAGGATGAAATTGTGTTGTCTCTCCTCTTTTTGAATATACAATCTGTCCTCCGTTTGCAAAAAAACTATAAACATCTGAACCAGAATATAATTCGGTAAAAGTAGTGCGTCTATAACTTTGTAATTTATCTCCAGTAATTTCCCGATAATTACCCTTCATATCTTCTAATGTAAATATTCTTCCTCCAGAAACCACATAAGCAAATTTTTTATTTGTATTTATATTTAACTGAGAAGACTCATGGATACCATCTACTCTTGAACTGGTTCCTAAATCACAGAAAAGTCTTTTGCCTGGAATACTTTTTATATTACCTAATCTATCAATATACCCATTTTTAATATATTTTAGATTTAAATTTAAGGAAGTGTCATCAGTATCCCGATTTGGACCTTTAAATGGAATATTTACTATTGGCATTAAATATCTTCCGATTCAATATTATTTGTTGCCGATACATCTGTAAAGCTTACCCCCAAAGCAGCAGCCGGATTAAAATCATGATTATCTTGATAGTAAAGTTTATTTATGTTATTTAGTCCGTATAAGTACTGCTGGTTTGATCTTGTATCTCCCATTGTATTGTTCTGAATATGAAGAGAATCCATATTAGCACAATAAATATTGCTATCAGCAGCAGCCGTGCCAGTTGTACCTTTATATACCGCATTAGCCAATCTATTATCTTTTAAAATTAGAAGAGTATTATCTTCATCAGAACCAAAAACACTAATTCCTGTGCTACCTGACCAATATACCGTATTTTCAACAATCTCATAATGTTCATAATTATTTGGGGTTGGATTTGCACTAATAGCAATGCCCTGTGCATTTGAGCTTGTAATTATATTATCCTTAATTAGCAAATATTCCGGGTTTGATTTATTACAATAAATTCCAGTATTTTCTAGTATATTTCCTATTATTTTAAGAGTTTTAAAGCTATAACCATTTTGCGATCTAATCGTTAATCCTAAATCGCCAAAAGCCAGATCATATTTATTTACAATATTATTTTCGAGAACCAGATTTAAAGATGCGGTGCTGGCAACATTCCATAAATGAATTGCCATACCGTCATAATTGTTCATTTCAAATATATTATCTTTGATAATAAAATTGCCATTGTCTGTCGTTCCTGAACCAATTTGAAAATCTATACAACCACGATTCGTAGGAGAATCAGCAATATGATGTATAATATTTGACGCAATGGTCGCATTAAATACTTTTGTCTCTCCTAATAGAATCCCATATCCTTGTCTCGAAGATCGAATTGTGTTCCCTAAAATAGTTGAATAATTAGAACATATTGACATACCATTTAAAATTTGATTTCCAATTATAGTATTAAATTCTGAATTCCCGTGAATATCGACCGATTCAAGACCACCATATCCAATTCCTGAAAATATATTACCCTGCACATAAATTTCTCTATTAACAATATCACCTACATCATCACCACCACCAATCGTAAAGCTGTGTCGAGTTGTTGAATAGTTATTATTTGAAACTAATATTCGCTGTGAATTAGCTACCTGAATGCCATAGTTGAGGCCAATTGCGGGGTTGTAATCCGACCCGATGCAATTTTGTATTGAACTGTCAAAATTTCTTTGCAAGTTTATTAAAACATAATCAGAGTCGTATGATTTGACAGAATCAATTACACATTTATAACCATCAACTATTTTAATGTTTGCCTGATTCCCCGCAATACCCTGTCCTCTCAAAGTAAAATTTTTCAGTGAGCAAGTAATCGGATTTTGCTTATATATAGTAACGTTAGTCGTAGTATATGAGTCATACAAAGGTATTTCTGAAAACAGTACATTCGAAGATTGAGAAAGCAGTCTGAATATTTCTCCTTTTCGATAATATGAACGGAAGGAACTATAGCTGGTATCAGAAGAATCGTATATAAAAATAATATCACCCACATCAAGATCGGGTTCGGCTGATAGAGTTAAAAATGTACTATTTTTCGTTATTGCTACATTAAGAGTCCCTAAAGATTCAAGACCTTCTCCTGCAAAATATAAGCAAGCATTATTTGAAAAAGAACCTGTCGCTCCACTAAAATTTAATATTGAAATATCAATGCCTGAACCAAGTAAAGATGTCTTATTGTATCCAGTTATTTGACTATTACAAGTATATTCTCCATTGCCCAGTCTGACTATTCCACCATTGTTTTTCACCAATTCAAAACACTTTTGGATCGAATCTGCATCATTTACAGAATCATCTTTTATTGCACCAAACCACTCAGGAAATATTTCATTATTTGAAATATTTCCAGTTACAGAACCAGCACCCCTAAAAATATTCTGCCCTATATCTGCCCAAATATGAGTATTTCTTAGTGTTGTTGTAGAGCTATTTGTTATATGAGTATTTTGACCAAATTTTATATTTCCTGATACTATGACCTGATCGGTAGAATTGATGTAACTATTTTGATTTAACTCAATCTGATTTCCAGCAAAAGTTAATACTGCGGAATTAGTAAAATGCGCCCCCGGAAATAATACTATTTTAATATTTGAGGGAAAAGTAGTATTGGCACTAAAAACATATTCCTGATTATTTGTACCATCAAACCAAAACTCATAGGAATAATTCGAAGTTGTTTGAGCTATAGCTAAATCTATACCTGTACTAGTATCACCATCAGCTACATTGCCATAATTTGCTAGAATATCAATCACCAACGGAATTGTCGCTGCGGAAAAGTAACTAGGCCCAGTAAAAGTATTAATTGAATTTAAATCCTTATCAAATACCTCTATGTAACATTGCCCATCAACATATACCTCGTATGCACCCTTAACATCTAGCGTTAATGGCATTGACAATTCAGTACCAGATTTTTCTGGATTATCCCATGCCGATTTTTCAGTGGTTTTTCCGCTATCATCCCATAAATACACTTTCCCATAAGCATTGGGCCGGCCATCAGTTTTTAATGTTCCACCCATCAAAAAGTGAACTATCTGTGCTTTTTCCGCTGCTACGAGGAAGTTAAATGTTCCAATTATTAAGAGAAAAACTAAAAACTTTTTTAATGTCTTGTAAAACATGATTTTATCATTCTCCTAGTCCTTTTTTGTGTTTTGCTCTTGCATGCTTTTTTATAATAATAAACAGCTTTGCGATCATTGTAATGTTTTTCTTCTATTGAAACATTATGCTCTCCTTGTATTTCAGAAATTAGCATCCATTTTAATGCCCTATTCCAATTTTCGCTATAATTTAATTTGTCACTTCCATCATTATAGTTCTTACTCCGCTTTGCTACCAAATAATGTAAAACATAACCACTTGGCCCTGTTAATTGGGGCGTATATTCAAGTCTTGCATACCTAGTATTTTTATCGATATGATCGAGATAAATTCGTGTGGGTATTCCTTTTAACCACTTCAATTTTAGGCTTGCGTATTCTTTTGAATTTATAATTTCGATTGGTGTTCGGTCAAAGGTAATATGTCTAAAAAAACAATCTATAATATATGCCTCGTCTTCATCGAGTAAAATATCACTGGCAGAACGATAAGTTTGATTCACGGCATAATCATCCGCACTTTCTATACTATCATCTTGAACCCAGTACGCCGAGAAATTTTTACCCGTTTCAGGTTTCGTATCGGGTATTGCTTTCCAGGTGAGTTGATTATCTATCACAGTTTCATTTTGATACTCAGGAAAGCTTGGCTCTGTTAAACCTGATAAACCTTGTGCTTGTTCATTATCAGGATTAGCCGTTACGATTGCTTTATAATAATACCCATTTTCAGTCGTAGGATAGACATAAACGTTATTTTGATAACTTGTTGAGGCTTGCCAAGTTGTAATATCTGGAACATTATGAGTTTTGATACAGCGATAATAATTGTCCGTATCTCCCTTTATCGAGTTAGATTCCTCAAAAGTTCTCTGACGCCATTCCTTTTGAATTATTGATACGCCATCATTAATTTCAATATCATCAATTATATCTTGAAATGCTTCCAAAGCGTTATTAACCATTTCGGGGTCGGGCTGTTCGTTTTCCGGATAAGCATCAAGCTCTCTTAGCGCAGAATAAATTATATCATTAATATTTTTTTCTCTAACAAAAGACAATTATTTTCTCCTATTTCGGTGCTACTTTATCAATATATAGGTACCAATTCCTAAAAATTATGTCAGAATTATCAGTCATATTTTCAATTTTAATTCTTAGGGTATCGTTTATATCTAACGACAAATGTCCACCAGCACCTACAGTTGCATCAGTAGAATTTGCGCCAAAAGTATGATTAAATTCTAAGCACCCTAGGGGTAGTGCATTATTTTTGCTGATTCCACCATGAAATTGTTTTGAATTTGATCCCGAGATAGAGGCACTAAGCTGAACTCTATAAATACCAGCCTTTTGTATTGTCAAAATTGAATCTGCTACGGAAATATTTTTGCTTGGTAGGTAAGGAAGAATATTTTGAGTAACGTCATAATAAACTCCCGAAGCATCAATGTTTGTTGCGGTAGTATTATAGCTAGCTCCCATTCCTCCATAAGCCAGTTGACTCTCATATCGCTCACCAGTTATAATGCAATCTCCGCTTAAATTACTAGTTCCCACTAATTCAAAATCATAATTAGGTTCTAGGTTGTTAATCGAAAATTTATTTGAGTCATTTCTAATTGCAAACGTTTTTCCTTCATCAACATAAACATAAAAAAACGCATCGTAACTACCAATTCCATTGAAGTTGCCACCTGGATATACATCAGAGGTATTTATTGAGGTACCCCAATTAGTTCCACTTATCCCAATAGAATATGTATTTCCAGATACGAGCCAAGGGTAATCTGTCATTTGTACATTTATTACTGCTGCATGAGGAAATGTTAGATTTGATTCAGTTGCTAATAAAGTTCCTCCTCTACCAACACCTTCGTAAAATGTAACTGTACAGTTTGTTGCGGTAACCCCACTTCCATTACGTAGAGTTATGCTTGATAATTTTCCCGATTTAGCGCATGTGATTGATTGGTAAGGATTCGAGCTAGAATTTGAAGCATTATACACAGCGTTATATTGATCTAGTGTTTGTGTTCCTGATAAGTTATAGATTAAAAATTTATATTTTGTATTTGCGACATTTGATATGTTCGATATTATTCCAGTATCAGAAGTATATACGTTTTCAGTTTTTATGCTCCCAAATACTACATTACTCGAGAATATTAAAATATTAAATAAAATTAGAATTTTTTTCATTCTTTACTCCCAGCTAATTATTCCCGTTTCTGGATCGTAATTAAATTCTGTATTCGGATTAACCTTATAGTGATTTCTAATTTCTTCAAAAACAGTTGTATTTGTTGTCACTATTTGAATTCTTCCTTCTGGCACAGTTTCTCTAATAGGACATTGTTCTGTTACTGTATAACTTTTAATTAATTTATTATTTGCCGTAATAATTTGAAGAACATATTCAGTTGCAACTATAAAATTTGAGAAAATAAGAATAAAACAAATTATCGCTATTTTTTTCATTAATGCTCCTTACCTAGAATATTCAAAGCCAATCGGCGATGTATTAAGAGTATTGTCGTCATCATCCGCACCGCTAACTTTGATATTACGACTTGAACCCAATGTAATTATTGCGTTTCTTGCCATGTTGTTGTAACCTTGAATATTATTTTCCCCCGTTGAAACACTTGTGTTTATCGCAGCCATTTCGGATGAGGAAAAGTATATTGCAATTGGATTACCAGCATCGACATTTGAACACCATACCCAAAGTCTTAAACAATTTACTGGTGTTAGTAGGCTGCTTTCATTCACGTTTGGAGATTGCCAAGTAAAATCCGGAGAAAAGTTTGTACATAGTGCTGGAAGTGTTATGACTCCGTGTTTAGTAAGTACATTCTTTCCATGATCTATTGCATCAAAGTAATTGATTGTTGCTGAACCAGAAGGACTAGCTATAACACCAATGCATCTATCAACTGAATTATACCATCCATTTTTAACTTCGTTCCAAGTCGGTTCACTAATAGAATCAATAAAATCAGGTGTTGGTTCAGAACTATCATCATCAATATAGATATAATGAAAATTAAAACTAGATACCAGTGATGTTAAATCATGAGTAGTTTGTTCTTGAAGCTCATAAAATTTTCCGTTTGCTTCACAATAGCCAGGACATATTGCAATTGTATCTTCATCGGAGTATTTCACGACTAGCCCGCAGATTCCACCAAGTTGCATTATTCCACTATCAGACAAAATTTTATCTGTTTTTATTCCTGCAAAAATCGGAATATTGACAAATATAATTACGAACAAAAAGAAAAAGAATCTTTTCATTTTTTTACCTAAAAAGTAACAGTCAATCCTGTAACCCAATCAGCACCGTCAAATCTTTCAATAACAGTTGTATTTCCAGAGGCTATAAATCTTTGATCTCCTGTTGCAGGAACATTAGGATCATTCCCGATATATATTCCTTTAGCGGTATCATTTACTATTACCCAATCGTTAGTTTTAATATTTTGAGTCACATTTAATATTTCAATATTTGTCGTTGTGGTTAACTCAGTAATACCATCATATCTAAGTAATAATTGATCGTCATTACCAGAAGTAAATATTGATAAATCGTAGTTCGATGGCGGTGATCCTACTACTAAAGAACTAATTTGAAATTGATTTGACGATTGGTCAAAACCTATTCCTAGAGAATTACTATTACTGAAAATCGTGTCTGGAGTACCATAAGCTACAGCAAAATATTTGCAGTCACTTGTTCCGTCACCAATTTTAGGGTATAGAGTCATAAAGCCAACACCAGTTTGCCCAACAATTGATAATCCAAGCGTTCCAGCAAAAACGGTATAATCTGTACTTAGACCACCCTCAAAAAATATTTCATCATTTATAATTAATCTTTCAATATTATTTGTAACATTTTGCCAAGTTTGCGATTCACTAAAAGTATTAGCCTGATTTTCATATGCGACATTTGTAAGTGTTCCCGCCGTATTAATATCATTCCCATTCAATCGAATTGAAGTTGTAGAATTGAGAATGTTAAAAGTAACAAAATCGGAAGTTCTTAATAATTGATCGGAAAAAGCAGTTCCCGCAATCATCGGATAATTTGTAAAATCAATGTCTGTAAACCAACCCTTATTGACTCTTGTTCCATTTGAACCTATGCCTGCGCCAACAAATAAATCTTGTGTTATATCTACTGTAGAAGTTAGATTAATATTTCCTGAACCAACGAAAATAATACCGTCTGTTTTATCATGCGTAAAACCAATCCACTCCTCGGTGTTTTGATTTGAGGAATGAATAAATATTGTAGGATCAGCTTGATTCGAATGTGCAAAATTAAATGCAATATCATTTGTTTCACATAGCAGTATATATTTTGAAGTATTTCCTAAACCAAATACCAAAGAATTATTTGTTTGTCCTGTACTCCAATCAATTTGAACGTCAGAAGAATTTCCAAATACAAACGGAATATCATCACGTACAGTTAAAGAATTATAATCAAAAACAGCCCCGTCAAAATATGATATGCCATCTACTTCAAGTTTACCACTCACAAATAAATCATCATTTGCGATTAATCCTCTGCTTGTACTTCCCGCATCACCTATTTGTGTTATTCCTGAACCATTAGGAACTAATTTAAGATTTGCACTTGATTCAGTTATTATAAATCCAGAACTAATATTCACAGTTGAGCTTCTTAGAATAGTTGCGTCAACAGTACCCACTACTGATATAGATTCATAGTAATTTTTAGTAACAACATTTGAATCTAATCTGTTTAATGATAATGTTCCTGCATTAATATTGTCAGCGTCTTGATAAAAAGATCCATGTTCTCCGTCTAATTTATCAGAATCGAGAGAATAATTAGCAGTATCCACAATTGGTATGTTTAATGTAGTTACGTTTAAGGTCGTAACTGTGATTTCATTAAAAGTCACATTTCCTAACTTTAAAACCGCTCTCTGTATATTCAATGGGGTCGCATAAGGACCAGTTATGTCAAAAGCATGAATTTGCACACAGAATAAAAGTGAAAATAGAAAAAATAATATTTTTCTCATAATCATCACCTAGTAGTTCTCAACAATGATAGTGACGCTAACCGTAGTACCATCATCTGAAATTGCATTTAAAACATCGTCTTGTTTTAAATACGGAGAAACAAATTTAGAATCTTGATATACAATTGGATCATACGTTGCATTAGCGGTTATATTGAGGTTTACTCGTATATCCCCGTCTGTGGGAATAATATAAACATAACCATCATTTGTTCTAGTAATTGCTGTGGAAGAGGCTAGAATATTTTTTGTTGTTTGTTCTTGAAATTTAATTCTTTTTACAGGTGATATTCCATCAGCAAAGATTTGTCCATAAATAAAAAAAACAGCGAGAAAAGATAATATTATGCGCTTCATGTTTACCTCCGTTCGGAAGGGCGTCCGAAGACGCCCTCTAAAAACTACCAAAGAGCGTTCCAGGAACTACCATCGTATATGAATGATTTTCCTGCTGTTTCATCGTAAAACATATTGCCTGTTACGGGTGAGTTGGGTGTTGTCGAAGTTGGAACTAACAAAAATAAACCTGAACCAACCGTCAAACTTGTCGATTCTGTAGTAGAATCTGAATCAATTACAGTTTCATTTATTGCGACCTTCGATGGACCAGAAGTCACGGCCCGAAGACTAATATAAGTAACTGTTAATCCAGAATCATCAAGTCCTGTAGTACCACAGATATAGGTTGTACTTGCATCGGTTTTTACTTTGAAATATCCGATTGCGGTATAACCAGTAGGTACTTCCGGTAACGTTGCAGTATCATACGCTTTCGATTCTCCAGCAGTAACGTTGAAAGTTCCACTTGTATTTACACTAAGTAAATATTTACGGTACGTACTAACTGCTTGAGTTCCGACACTTGCATTGACGACAGCACTTAAATCAATGGTTTGAGGTAACGCCTGATAAAAGCGACCGTAATAAGTATAATTAACGGGATTAACTATCTTGATGTCTTCCGTATTTATACTGTCAATTGTTATTCCAGCCTTATTAAGTGCGGAATTTAATGCGAAGTCTTTTACATTTGTGTCAAATTCCAGCATGTCTTTATCAGACATGCCCGCAGATTTGAGTTGAATACCAAAAGAATTAGCAGAAAATAAAACACTTAATAAAATTAAGATAAGAAATTTTTTCATGCTTTTTCTCCTAATTTTGTAGGACTCTTGAGGTTAATTTTGAACATATTTTGTATGTCATAGTAAATGCAATAACAAGAGTGTCTAAATCACCATCAGGAATAAAATCGATTGTGTCAGCATTAGGATAATATTTCTTTTTTGTAGCATATGCGTCTGTACCTGGTAGCGAGTGTGCCGTGTAATTTGCTACCGCATCACAATCGACGTCTGCGTCATAACCGTCAACATCATCGCCATCCCCAACGGTTCCTGCTACAGCACCGTCCTCAGGTGTAATAATCCTATAGTCAACATCTTCAACCATCATTCCTTTTTTTACTTTGAAGATATTGACTACATCACCAGCAGAAACACCCTGTCCCGATTGTCCAAAATCAATAATTCTCTCCTGAGTACTTTTTAAACCGTTCGGTTGCTCATCAGCAACATCATAATCAACAAACATTGTAATTTCAGCCATTGGTTTTCTCCTTTATAATTTTTTAAGCGTCAGTTCTACGAGTTCTTGATACTCGAATTTCAAGCGATCCGTAGTCTACTGAGTTGAAAATTGGTCGTGAGGTTTTGGTAATAAACTGTATACTTAAACCTCTTTTGCGGTTGTAATCATCATTTTCCTGAACTAGTTGAGGAGGTTCACCTAAGGCATGACAAATAGCATTTTTACCAAATAGTTTAATTCTGGAACCTGCTACGTTTGCACTAGCTCCCCAGTTGGTGACTTTTTTTGCTCTTTCATGTGCAAAAATAACTAGGCCATCCATTGTGATATATTGCGCTCCGCTAAAGAGTGGATTAGACATATCTCTCGGTCCTGCTTGTTGCCAATTCTGACGAACCTCGGAGTCATTTATAAGATCAAGAAATGTATCATTGTCACCCACAACAAAATAGTATTCTTTGCCTTCCCAAATATATGGTTCAATAAGATAACGTGCGCCATTATTGGAGTCCCGTGCGATTGCTTTTGCTGTTCGTAAAAGCTTTAAAGAAAGTTTATCTTCATCTGAATCTGTTAATTGAGTTGTGGCTGATCTAGTACCGGGGTAAATTATTGTGGTTGGTGTTCCCGAATAAAATGCCTCCCAAATATTTTTGTCCATTTTCACAACGCCCCAGCTCATTATTTGATTACCCATTTCTCGAAGAATATCAAACTGAACTCGCTTACGTCCCAATGGCGATTTATCGCTAACAGCATGAGAGTATTCTTCTAACTCTATCGCATAATTAGAAGTTGTCATTTCTTCCTCTCTACCCTTTAGAGTTTCACCAGAGCTTCCTAAAATACCTTCTCCCCTTAAAGCCTTTACATGAGGAAAAGTAATTTTATCGCCAAAACCTGACATTAAATCTCTAACAACAAAAATAGGGGATGTGTCTTTTGATCTATAACCTCTATACTGACCTGTATTGCGATCAATTATATATTGATCTTTAGAAAAATTTTTGTCACCTGGCATTGGAAAATCCATGAATTTAGACCAAAATGCCTCTGGTAACTTTTCTCGCCAAACTCTTTCGGAATACTTCTGCGCTCGTACATTTGTATTATCTACAAAATTATTAGTAGCCACTTCAAACCTCCAAGATTTTTAGTCGTCTTGAAGCTCTTCCATTGACATCAAACCTATTGACATTTCATCGTAGGCGGTATCTTTTGATTTTCCTTTCTCCGAAGTTGGAGGTGTAATAACGTTCTTTCCGATAGTTTTCAAACGATTGACCACCTTATTAGGTGCGTCTTTCAATTTAGCTTCAAGCTCGTTTATTTTATTTTCTTTCTCAGCGAGTTGATTTTGTAATTCAACCCTCTTTGCTAAATTAATCGTTAGAGCTGGCGGAAAAGAATATGGTTCTTTGATAAATTCCTCTGCCAGTTCTTCTGTGGCTTCTGACTTTAGAATTTCCTTGATACCTTGAATCTTGCCGTCAAAACCTTCTATCGATTCAAGTACAAGTCTCTTATTAACCAACATTTTCTTTTCGACCTCTAACTCTTGTCTCTCTTTTTCTATTGCTTGATCCATTTCCCTCTGTTTTAGGGCTTTGGATAAGTTTTCGTCTGCTAGTTCGTTATACTCTTCATCTGTCAGCTTTTTATGTTTATTTAGTTCTTCAATTCTGCTTTCTAATTTCTTGATTTTCTGCTCAGCGATCTCTTTGTTTTCCCCCATCTTCTGACCTTGTTTGCCTATCAGTTTTTCTTGATGGTAGATTTTCTTGTCACGTTCTTCTAATGTCTTAAGTATCTTTTCGTCCTCGATTCCTTCTTTTTTGTATTTTTCAGAATCAAAGATAAATTCTTCTTTTGTTTCTTGCTCAGTTTTGGTGTCGGTAGTAGTTATTTTCTCTTTACTACCCTGGTCATTGGGTTCGGACTCGACTTTCTCAGGCTCTTGCTCTTCTCGAGATTCAATCATATTTTTGAAAGCTAAGTCTTCCTCAATTTTATTTTCAGAATCAAGTGAATCATCATTTGATTCTACTTGTTCTACATTCTGTTCTGTTTCTACTTTGTTTTCATTAGCAACGTTTTCATTTTCCGCCATCATTTTTCCTTTCTTGGGGCATTAGACAGTATCCGTTAGGGTGTCGTTTGGTATCCCATTTAGGCAAAAAAAAACCGGATTGGGCGCGAACCCAATCCGGTTTTTCCGTGACTGATAGAGACTTTTTAGTCTTTAATTCAAGAATAAAACTTTATTTTTTAAATGTCAAATATTTTTTATTCTACCTGTTTTTGCTGCCTCCCCTGTCTCGCTATTTCTGTTTTTGTAAGTTCGGTTTGGCTCTTCATTTGTTCGAGAGCTATACGTTGTTGTGCGCCCTCATTTGTAATTTGCATTAGTCTTTCTTTTTGGGCTGGAGGGAACGGGGCCATTTCGGTAATAAATTTTAATGCCATCGGGTCTTTGACTTGCGTAATAATTGGAATCCAGGTTTCAAAATCCTGCAAAATTTTTGCTGGAGAATAATCATTTTCAGCCTCAACAATATCATACTGATAAAGATCAGCATACTGCCATAAACGCATAATCGTTTCTTTCGAGTATGATTCAAAAGGTTGACCAGCTAATAAAATTTGTGGGCTTTCGGTATCTGCGCTTCGCTTCGATAATATCCTATACACTCGTTCAGGTGTCAGAATAATTCTAAAATAATCTATTAACAATCTTGCAATGAGTTTTTGCTGTATGGATTGACCCTCGAAAATATAAGAATTAGAGGTAAGCGCAGTTTGTTTTATTTTTTGGAATAAAATATTGCTGTTAACATTACTATCAAATAAAGCCTCTGGCCTACCAGAAATTTCTTCCATATCCCGACTTGCTATTTGGTCAAGAACCACTAAATTCTTGTCAATTAAAATACCCGTTGCTTCTTTGGGCGGTTCCTCATTGTCGTTAATTATTGCTAACCAACCGTTCGTACCTGCCATTTCTTCAAAATCATCCAATGAAGTATGTGTTTCATCAAAAGTATTAGCTTTTGCATAGTAACCTTTACCTGATTTATTTGCCTGATCTGAAAGATGTGATCTACGATGATTCTTTTCCCGTTGCGGGTCTTGTAAATCTTCTATTTTCCCTTGGATAATTTCGCCTATCTTTGTCGCATATGACGGTAAAAGCGGAAGAATATTAAAATCTTTTTCTTGAGTAGATATATGAATATTACCCGCATAAGTAGTCTCAACTATCTTTTGGGTACTTTTATTAATTTTCTCAAAACCATCAATAGTAAGCAATTCGTTCTGTTGCTTTTCGGTTAGATCGTATTCATCAAAACTTACTTCCCAATCAGAATTTAAATCCGCAATAAACTTTTCAAATTTGTATTTTTTTTCATAAAGATACATAAGCGCAATTTTTTTATCTTTTTTATTGATGAATTCCTTTGTGCGGTTAAAATATGTTTTTGGGTCAAACGGAACTAACTGATCGCCTATAGTCTCAATCATCTTCCAATCATCACCACCAAAGAAATAGAAATCCGTTAAATTTTTTGCATCATTGGGAACCAGTGATTTTATTTTATCTAATGAAACCCAAATTCTTCTAACGCAATACTCACAATCATCTAATGTTTGTTTAGTATGAGGCCCAAAAGCAACATCATCGTAAGGGCAATGATCTATTACTATATCAGCATCATATTTTCTATCTTCAATTGTTAGTTCACCGTTGATATATTTCGGTCCATCGATCCTGACATGAAGGACGCCCCGACCCGTACTAATTTGATGTAAATTAGAAACTCCTCTTTCGTATTTTGTATTGTTCTTTTCCCAGAAGTACATCAATAAATGAGTTAGCAAGTCCGCTATTTTTTCATCACCATTTTCCGTTGGATAGCATTTTGGTATCTTACTATTCTCCTGTGAATATCCCCAAAAAAAGTTAATTATAACCTTGATATAATTCAGAGTAACTCTAGTTAATCCCTTTCTTCTAAGTTCTGCGATTACGTCTTTGTCCCATTGTCCGTCCCCGCCTAAATAAAAATCCATATTGGTCTTGGCTTTTTTAAAATAGTCTCTATTGTTAGCAAACGCACTCTCTGTTAAGGCAATTGCTCTAGCTAAATCGTTTTTGTTATTCTTAGTTATTTCTTTTTTCTTTTTTTCAAAATCAAGTTCTAGCGAAATTTCATGAGTATGACCATCTTTTACATCAGGCAAAACAATAAATCCGATAATTGCATTACCGGCTTCATCTTGACCCATAACCTCTTGTTTAATTCCGTGTATATGATTTTTAACTTTTGAAGTTATTCCCTCTCCATCATCATGAATTATTCCATAATGATTATGGTTTTCACCTATCGCTCTTATTAATTTTGCCATTTTTTTCTCCTATCTTGCCATCCAAGCACGTTCTAATTTACGCCCCCTGCTATTGTGTCTACTTCTTATTGAATTCTTATTTTTCTTACGATAACGTAAGTTCGTATAATCCTCATAAAAAGTTAACGCTAAAGAATCAAATTTATTTGGTGAGCTATAACCCAACAATGAACTCATGCTTTGCTTGTACTGTGTATTTCTCTTTGATACAATTTTGGTTCTGCCGAAAGTCCCTTCGTCATCATATTTCAAGAGCGATAATTCTCCCTCTAGTTCCTCGTCATTCGGGTCAATTGCGATTTCTCCTTTTTCGAATGCTTCCCGCACACGCCATCCCAATTCATCACGTATCATTTCGAATAATTTATTGTCATAAGCACGCTGTTTTGCATTAATACCATTCACTTTCCAACGCTTTAACGCCCGTAAATCATAATAAATCTTGTTACCGATACCGTTCATATCTACATTCACGGAGTCTGGCTCGTCTTTATTCAAATTTCTTATAACCCAATTGAAAACGATATTGGTATCAGCATCACTATTTTGCTCAAAAGGCAAAACTTTCATTCCGAAGCGTCTACATAAAACTGATTTATCACCGCCTCCACCAACATCAAGACCAATTAGTAGGGGATCATTATCATCACATAAAATTTCATCATATCTTTCCCTTGCTCTTTGAATCCAATCCCAAGGGATTAATGAACCCTCTTCCTGCAATGGAGGTAAACCCAGAATAGACACTCTGTATTTATTACTATCTACTCCATACCTAAGTCGCATGTACTCTTCTACCGAAGCTGGCGAAAGTGTGCTTTTGAAATGGTCAATATGGTAGGTTAACCATTTTGATTTCATCTTTCCATGCGTTTCGATTGCCCAACCCACAGATTTATTAGGATTAAAAATATTAAAAACAACATTAGGTCCTGCTTGGGATGTGAGCGTTGATTCAATCGGCTCAAAAATATGATCTGGAATACCAGCACTTTCATCAAGAACAAAGAGCATGTTATCGTCATGCTGTCCTTGGATAGCTGCTTGTTGCTGTTCTATTGACGTGTTCTTGGGAAAAGTCATAATGAATATGACCCATTTCTTACCCAATTTAGCTTTAGTTTGATGTTTCATGTACATCAAGTCTGATCTGATCTCTATGATATTACCCAAAATTGAATTTTTTCCGTATACTTCCTCTGATAACCCAATCCATTTTGTTATTTCAGGCCAGAGATTTTTCTTTATTTGCTCATAGCGAGGACCAAGAATTACTATTCGAGCGTCTACATAACAACAAAAGAACCAAAGTGTGCATAGAGCAGCTAATGAAGTTTTACCGACTCCCTTGCTACTCTGTATTGAAACGCCAATTTTGTTTGCTAGTTCATTTTCAATTTCCGTTAAATCTAATTTGTACGCCTTTTTTTCTTTGACCTGGCACAGTTTCGTGAAACCTAAAAATGCCTTGAGTTGCTCCGGGTCTAAAGCATAGTTATACGATCCATCTTCCTGTAGCTGGTACATCCCTACGACTTCTTTGCAGTATTTCATAGGATCAAATAGCCATTCGGCCGCTAATTTTTTAAATTGATCTAAATTTTCAATCATTTTTTCAATAAGGCACTATGCCGAAATTTTTCCTCAACATTTAAAAATACAGGCTCGCCAGATTTATCATTGAACTCTAATTCAAAGATAATTTGAGCTTTTCCATACATTAATTCTTGACGTCTAGCTATTGACATTAATTTTTCATAAGCCAGCTTGGTTAATTTCGAATCTATTGCATCGGGCATTCTTTATTCTCCTTCGAACATAATTTTTAAAAATCAAACTAAACCTAAAAATAGGCTTTCTCTCGCATTCCCTACAATTACCAAAAAAGGTAAATCTACCGTGAATAAAACAATAACCTATCAAAAACTTAATAATTGCCATTTTCCATTCCATAAGCGAATTCATCCGGAACATTAGAAACATTAGAAACATTAGAAACATTAGAAACATTATTGCTTTCACGCTTGTTTGAACTAACAAAATCAAAATTGTTAACAGTGACCTGATATATTTTTCTGATGCTGTCACCCTGCCCTACGATATTAACTCTCAAATTTCCAGTAAGAGCTAACTGATCCCCTTTGTGTAAATACTTCGCTAAGTTCTCGGCTGTCTTTGCAAAAGCGACAATATCAACAAAATCAACCTCTTGCTCTTTACTATCTTTTTTTACCTTGCGCCTAACAGCAATATTAGTCTTCGCTACAGATAGTCCATTACAGACCTTTAACTCAAAATCTTTAGTAATTCTGCCAAATAAGCAAATCTCATTCATTCGGATTCTCCTTTATCTGTTTATCAACTATTGTCCAAAGTGTTTTTACAACTAACATTAAATTCTTGACTAGTTTGGTATCATTATATTCGGCCAATCCAAGCAAATAATTCCAGCTATCTAATAGCTCTTCCATCAGCTCTTTTTTATGCTTAACTTTGAGCCAATCATCACCATGCTCTTTTTGACCTTCCTCAAAACGCTTAACAGTTTTTCCTATAAATTTCATGCGCTCGATCCCTTCCTTTCTCTCTTTTTGCCAGTTAAGGCCCGGGCCTCACTGTATGCTATTGCTAAAGCCTGCTTCCTATCTCGCACTACCTCGCCAGAACTGCTGTGTAATTTGCCTTTTGCATACTCCCCCATTACAAACGAAATCTTATCCTCAAACTTTCCCATATCTCACCATCCAGTTTTTTTGCTCATGTAATAACCTAAAAAATACCCAATATAAAAACATACAAACACAACCAAAATATAAGTAAATGCCATATAATCCATCCTTACCTTCCCTTCCCTTCCTTTCAGTTACCTTACCCCGTCCTTTTCTCTTAAAGCTAAAATTATCCTCTTGCATAAACTTACAATCTGCTCTCTTAATTCCTTGCCGTATTCTTCTGATTTAATCTGTAACTTATCAAGCTGATTATCTATTTCCTTTGCTATCTTAATCATATTTATCTCGGTTAGATCGATTAATAACTCGTTTCCACACTCGTTACAGGAAATCCCAAATCTATTCATAAATGCCTCCTTTTTTTATTTTCGATACTAACGATAAAATTTAATATATGAAAAGCCACCTGTAATAATGTCAATTGTTCCAAATTGTCTTCCATTTTTTAAATCCTGTATCCTTTCTATGATTGGCACATCAGGCCAATGCTTTTTTAATATTTTTTGACAATATTTATTTATCTCACAAAAAGCCGTAGTCTCAATCTCCCCTGTCCATCTAGCAGCTAAACTAAAACCCCCGATCCCACTAAAAAGGTCTAGTAGCCGTAACTTCATTTTTTTGCCCCGTTTAATTGATAATTTTCACAGAGAGCGGAACACAATAGAGATGGAAACAAAAAAAACAAATGGGCGCCCCTACCCCCCCGTGTCAAAAATAGTACAAAAGTAAAACTATTTGTAAAACTAATTGACATAGTTATCTTTCAATAGTCTCAAATATGCATCAATGATAAGCAATGCTATAGGGCTAAACATCAATCACTACCTCTTTCGTAAGCATTTTCTTTCTCTCTTCTTTTGATTCTTTGATGAGTACAGCAAAGAAATTATTGACAGAGTTGATAGCCTTTCCCATCTCGCTACGCTCAGTCTCGTATGAATGCTTAAATTCGTATGCGAGGGCTCGTTTTGCATCAGTGAGATCTCGCATAGTCATCAAATCCCGTTCGGATTTCTCCGAAATTCTCCGAAGAATTTCGGAAGAGATCATCTGTTGTGCTTCGAGATTCTCGAGCTGTTGAAATGCTAAAATATCGTTTCGACTGTTTCGATACTGTTCCGACGCCGATTTTACTACTTCCGCTCTTGCAATTACTGACCACACAGATGAAAGAGGATAATTTAATTTTTGAGATATATCTGTAAGAGAAAGATTTGAATTAAAATACAAGTCATAAATAAGCTTATGATTAAGCTTATTAGTAGGATTAAGATTCTTGTTTTCTACAGACTCAAGAGGAGTATTTGTATCTTGAGATGGTAGAATACTATCCTTATTATATATATTAATATTCTGAATATCTTGTTTGAGAGTAGTAGATTTCTTGATATTTTTTTTCAATTTTGAAATATTTGAAGAAACAATACTTTCAACGAGTTTTGTATCGAGATTATTCTTGACTTTCATATAAAAAAAATAATAATATATAGAACATGACCGGGGAATGGTTGGCAAAAGTAATTGGTTATATTGTTATTTTTTTTGAGGTTTTTTTGTTTCTTTTTACTGCATTTCTATATATTTTCGGTGTTTTCAGTATATATTTGTTTTTGAATCAAAAAGTTTGAAAGGGATACAAATGATAAACGAAAAAGATAAAGATAAAGATAAAGATAAAATTAACGATAAAGTAATTTCGGGTTGTTTCAAATATATAGATACATGCATCAAAGAAATATTTCATAATGGGATAAAAAAGGGATTTTCAAGTCATCTAATTCTGATGACCATGAAGGAACTTTTGACACAGATAGATATTTTTCGGATTGTTGAAAATGTATTGGAGAAACAAAAATGAAAACAAAAAAACATTTTTTTCACGATCAGAGCGAATCATTTTGTCATTTTGTGAAGCTGTATGCTGAATTGGAAGAAAAAATCAAGCGTATTTTGAATGAATATCAAGCGCAAGGTGTAACAAGCGGAACAATCATGACATTTTTGAATGACCTCATAATCAATATAAAAATAGATATGTTTATGAAAACACGATTCAAAGTAATTAGCACTGAGAAACTCAAAAATATGGAAGGTAAACAATAAAATGGATAACAATAAAATGGATAAAAATAAATTGGAAACTTGGGCAAGTATTGACTGTGAAATACACGCTAAAATTGCACATCAATTTCAGGGAATTTTAAGATGGGCAAGGGAAGAAGGTATACCATTTTTTAGGGTATTTGCATCAATTCGCTCTATATTAAAACAATCGGAAATGGACAGTCTCATCAATTTGAACAAAATTTGCGAAACCGAGCCCGGAAAGCAGATGTTTTCAGATTTCGAGACTTTTGTAAAAAATATTTTTTCCGAATATGCGCAAGAAAAACACAAGCAAAAAAAATGAGTTATTTGTTTCGTCACGCTTTTTGCCTCGTCACATACGTTTGTACAAACTGTCAAACAAAAGAGATCATTTTTAATTCACGTGATGGGCAAGTATCAATTTTCATTTCGTGCGCAAAATGCGGGGAAGTTGCGGGTCTTGATAGTCACTTGTCGAGATATTGCCCTAATTTCAAGCCAGGGCCGGGCATGCGTGTATTCGTTGATACGACAAAAGAATCATTTTTGAAAAAAAATCAAAAAAGAATCGATGATATGCTCGAAAAATTTCCGAATTTCACGCTGAAAGAAATACAAAACTCTTTGTTGGAAAACTTCAACGAATTTGTGCCTGACTTAATTATGATTGATAAACAACAGAAATATTAGTTATATTACCCTCTTCACAGCCGATTTTTCCCGAGCTATAATGTTTATGTAGAACTAAACATTTTAAGAAAGGAAGGTTAAAAATGGGTAACTTAAAAATCGAGGAAAGGATTTATCACGATTGCGTGAGCTGGTCCCGAAAATATTCGCTCTCAAAAACTGATATTTCACACGTCTACAAAGCAAAAATAGCAGATATACTCTATCAAAAAAACTACGCACAATTAATATCAAAAAAAGAATTTAATCGTCTCTACAATCAAGCAGCAAAGCAAATCGCACAAAAATTGTGGGGTAAAAGTGCTGTCTTTTTGTCAGGCGTATTGCCTTGCTGGATTAAAAAATACGAGCAAAAGAGGGCTAGGGATGCAAAAAGGTAAACTTATCAAACAATTTAAAACTTCTGATATTTGGCAACATATCAATAAAGACAAGTCGGTTAGTTGGGATGGTAAACTTCCGCCTTGGATAGAGTTACATAAAATTGGTAAATACAATTACATGGTTTTTACACGGGTTAATCATATTGGCTACATTGTCGCTTACAAAGAATTATTTTGAAAAACTAAAAACTACAAAAAGCAAGGGGTTAGGAATGGATAAAAATAAAATAAAGGTAACTGTTTTTTTTCGGATAAATCAGGAAACAGAAGATAACGAAATTCTTGAAGGTAGATCAGTAACGAAATACTACGAAAAAGAATTGGTTTTTGACAAAGATATCATCAAAAAACATCGTTGGGCTTTTCATTTTTGCAAATTAAACGGAAAAATATATTTGAACTTAGCTGGCGAACTGGTACGTGTTTGCTACGATCTGGAAAGAATTGATAATATTAGTATTTTGTTTTTAAAGAATAATTTTGATATTGAAAAGAGAAAAGAAAATTTGATCGCTGTATATTGCAAAAGAGAGAAAAAAGAAATTATAATAGATTCTCGCACGATATATTATGATTATTTTCAGTTGTGTCATTTGTCTAGCATCACTTTCAGAAACACGTTTTCACATTCCCAGCTCTGTTTATTTGACTTTGATATTTCGGCTGATTCTATCATCGAGCTGTTAGAAAAATCGTTTTTTGTTGAAGAAGTATACAAAGAACTTCTTGCGCATATTAACGTAATAAACGAGCAAAACAAAGAAAAAGCTCTCGCAAACTATGACAATATATATTTCGCACAAGAAATTGAGAGATTGAAAAATGAAAATGAGAAATTGAAACAGATCATCGAAAAAATGACAAATGAAAACGATGAAATTATAGATCAAATCAAAGAATATCTTGATGAAGAAACGATTGAAAAACTAGAAGAAGAGGGAGTCTTATAAATTAATTTAAGGGCAGGTGTTTATAGGCCTGCCCTTTTTCTACCAAATTCAACAGAAGAAAGGGGTTAGGAATGGAAAGAATAAAAAAAACAAATAATATTTTCTATGTTCCGGTTGAAAAATTAAAAGTGAAAGATATGGTATTTTCTAAGGATGGTTATTGTTTTTTTGTTGACAAAGTCAAAATATCTGAAAAAAAAGTTGAGCTGAATCTTTCTTCAATAATGGTAAGGCCTATTGCGAAAACCTTTCGGGTTGGCACGAAAATAAAAGCTTATAAAATTAAAAAGGGGTAGTAAATGAGTTATAGTAAAGTTAAATCATTGAAAATAAAAGAAAATAAGGTTTTCATAAGACATGCTTCGAGCAATGTTTTTCCGAAACAATATTTTATTCAAGAATGCCAGTATCTTTCGAATATATTAAAAACAAAAGGGAAAACGGAAACAATCAAAGAAATTTTACATCTTTATTGGAGTGGGGAATTCCAAGACACGCACAATGCTTTTGAAAAATCTGTTAGAACTGCTTATAGTGTAAAGTTTAATTGGGACTATATTAAATATGATGATTCAAAAGAAGTTAGAGCGCAAAAAATTGAGGAAATTAAGGAGTTTTTATATCAAAATTACCGGCAATTTTTGAAAAGAAAAAAAAAGAGAACCATTGCCGTGTTTCGAGAAAGAGGAACATACCTTTGCAAAGTATCTCGTAGCAGTATTTTTACACATCCCAAAATATCAAACGCAAAAATCTTCTCAAGTCTTTTAGATGCAAAATATTATTGCAGGCATAATTTATCAAGATTTTATTTTCTTGAGTTAGAAAGGGCTACTCATGAAAAATAAATATAGAATTTATGTTCGTACATGGTGGGTAAAAGATAAAGAATATCCTGGCGGACGTAAACCGCATGTGGGGAGAAAACGAATACTCGGGTATACAGATAGCATAGAGAAGGCCAGGGACTGGTGTAGCGTTTGGAATTGCAATCATGACCCTGGCTTTTTGTCCAAAAAAGCAGAATTTGAGGGAATCTAATGAAAAAAATGACAAAAAAAGAAATATTTGAAAGTTTTGAATATGAAATAGAGGAGTTTAAACTTGATCGATCTGATAAAATTTTACTCCGAACTTATTTTAGCGAATTTTTAGATAATCTATATGAAAATAAACATATAACACAATATCAGCTAGAAAATCTTTGTATGCCAGAACATTTTATACTCGAAGCAATCGGCAAGGAAAGATCATTACGGGGCAATATTTCAATAAATAGTCTGATTATTGAGTTAACTAGAAAATGCAATCTTCGGTGTGATCATTGTTGCAGAGGCAACGCACAAAAGAAAAGTATTGAAATAAAAACAATTGTAAAGTTATTTGGTTTTTTGAGTCAAATATCTACGTTGACAATTTCGGGCGGTGAGCCTGGAACAGATGAAAAAACATTTTTAGAAATATCGAAATATTTTTTGGAACATGGGGACGACATTGAGAATTATTTCTTGGTTTTGAATGGGGCGAAAAGATACTCAAAGAAATTTACGGATCGTTGTAAACAAATTCAATGTCATAATCAAAATTTTGGCGAAGAATCAATAGGAGGAATAACATTTTCTTTCGATCAATACCATACACGCGTAATGAGTATAAATCAGCTCATTAATAGAGAAATAAATTACAAGAAAATAGGTAATAGAAAGCATACAGATGCAAACGCATATTCGGGAAAGAATGGCCTAATTCAAATGGGACGTTGCACTTTTGGAAATAGAATTCTCGAACCTGACGTAATAGAAATAGATAATTATGACAATCAAGAATATTAGATCACAGAACCTGAATTCTATTTATCCTGCGATGGGCTGCTTTTTTCGAATTGCAATCTTTCATATCAAGAAATGTCAAAAAAGAGCAAATTTTATATTTGCGATATTTGGCAAATAGAAACTTCTGAAGACCTTATTAAGGCGATAAAAAAATATAATGCAAAAATTAAGAAAGGAGTAAATGAGAATAAAAACAGACCCTAATTGTGAGCCGGCTAAATGGCACATATCTAAATTAGCGCGCAAAAAATTTTGGCTCGATATCTGGACTCCTTCCTGGCATCAAGGAAGAGGCCCATATTTGAGTGTTGGCCTTTATTTTTTTGCCATTTATCGGGGCTATTAAAATTGACGATTGCTTTAAAGAGAAGGACGAATGAAATCTATAAATACAAATGCATTTATAAACGATTGCAAGAAAATAATTGATGATATTAATAAAATAGCGAGAAAGAAAAAATGGAATTAAATAGATCAAAATATTTCAAAAAAAAGGGAGGGGAATTTATGCAAAACGAAGATTTAAAAGGCATAAAAAAAAGCTATTTATTATTTCAAATTGCAAACTTTATATTTCTCATAGCTATGTGCGGTATAACCTTGATAGGAGTTGTCAAAAACAGCCTTTTTATTGTCGGTGTACCAATTACATATTTACTTATGAGAGTGCAATTTGATGAATCAAGGAAAGCAAAAAAAGAAATAACTAGATTGGAAAAATATCTTAAAAATATTCATGATTTAAAGAGGAAATCAAAAGAATTAGATCAAAAATTGTCGAAAAAAATATAGCTAGACCGAAAAATACACAAAAAAAATTAAATAATTTAAAAAAGGATATAAAATGTCTAATAATAACATGAAATTTCAAGATAGATTGATAAAAGTAGAGAAAAAATTTCCTGAAATAACAAAGATAAAGAATATGCCTATTTCACAAAAATTGTTTTTCGAGACACAAATAAAAACTGAATATAAAGAAGAAACTGCATTAGTTTGGCATGTCGATCCTTTCTTGGCATATCAAATTCTTAAACTCACAAAAAAAAATAGAAATCCATTGAGCAAGAATATAGATTATCTCAAAAATAAAATGCAAAAAAAACAATTTTTGTGTAATGGGGATTCAATTAGAATCGATAAAAACATGAATTTAATTGACGGGTCAAATCGTCTTTTTGCTATCATTGAATCAGGGGAAACCATCAAAACTTTTTTTGCGCTCGGACTAGAGCCAGACGTACAAAAAACTATCGATATCGGCGCAAAAAGACACTTGTATGGATTTCTTGAGATTGAAGGCGTAGAACATGCAAAAGCAATGGCAATTGTTGTGAAATTTATTATATTTCATTTTAATAATTTAAGTAGTAGGTTGGATTTATCGACAGAATGGTTCGATCACGAACTCGGCTTATCTACCTACAAAAAACACGAAAAGGAATTGAAGGCATGCTATAAACTTTGCAATAATAAAAGTGCATTGATTCTAGCACCGATATCTCACGTAACTTATATTGCGTTTTTATTACTATCTCTTGATAAAAAAGATCAATTTCGTACAAAATTTCTCTCAAAAGTAATATATGGTTACAATATAAGTGAACATTGCCCGACAGCGATATTTAGAAACTCATTTTTAGTTTTACCAAAAGGTTACGTGAAAAGAAGATTATTTTTGATTGAAATTATCAAGGCATGGAATTGCTATATTGATGATAAAAAATATAAATTTTCTGGTAAATTAGTATACGAAGAGCCAAGGGCGGTTAAATAATGGAATTCTATATTTTAGATAACAGCGGTGCTGTTAAAATTGCGGAAGATAATGCCGAATGGAGAATTTTCATTAGTAATAATTCTAATAGATTATTATTTAGAGATACATTTTTTTATCAAGAACATAGAATTTTAATATCAACAATATTTTTAGGCATTTGCTCAGGATTAGGCAGCGTACCACTAGTATTTGAAACAAAGGTTTTTGGGTTGGAGGGATGTGACTACACGCAAAGATATTCTTTATTCAATAA